TGTGGCTTGTTAATGGATCAATGATCCTTGCCCTTACGAATGACTGTGAACCAAAGAACTTCTCTACTCCACCTTCAAACCATGTTTTGTCTAATATACTCATTTGTGAATCCCTATTAAAACTCATATTTACTCCTTTAATTAAGTTAGTGGGTACTTACTTGCGCTTTCCCCGTATTGACTAGAAGGGGATGGAATCGTCATTCAAGTTTTTAGGTAGTGGTTTGCTTGTGGGTGGCTGACCATCTTTAGGCGATACTGCCAAACCCATAAACTTGCCAGACTTGCCTTCTTTAATCCAAGCAGACAACCAGTATTCGTTTCCGTCTACCATGATGCTACCTTTGTAGTCAGGATGTTTCTCCTGTTCCTTCTTGTCGTTTTTAAACAACACGCCTGAGTTGTCTCTTTTCTGTTCCATATTAACCTCTTGATTTAACTTTATTTAACTTGTCATCGAGTTCAGCCAAGAACTTGATAACCTCTTTTTCCAGCGTTGCAATAAAGGCATCATCACGCTCAAAACGCTTAATGACTAATTGCAATTCTGCGGGAAACCTTGGGTCAAACGAACACAAATCTGTCCATTTAGCCCCTGTGCAAGCCATCTGCCATTGCACTTGTACTTTATATTGATCGTCAATGCCACCCAAAATGCTTTCCAAATGCGTATGCGACATTGGGCATTTCAGTTCTACCAAGCCTTCACCAACAATCCCGTCTGGAGATGCGCCTGACTGCTCAATGGTTGGATGGTTAACAAATGCTACTTCATCAACCAACACACCCATTTTTTGCTCGTAAGCGGCTCGTGCATATTTTTCATTCTCCACACCCCAAGTCATGGCATCGTTGCTATACGACTCGGCTACTGAATTTGTCAGGCGTTCTAACAACAATTGAGTCATGTACTTGTCTCTGCTTGTTGAATAGCCAGACTTAGTGGTAGCAACAATGTCTTTTACTCGACTAGCAGTAACTTTGCCTAGTCTGAGCATCTTCCATTCGTCTGTGCCTTGGATGATTTCGTCACTCATTTCAACTCCTTCTTTTTAGCATCTTTAGCGGCAATCATCTTGGTCTGCCATGCCTTGTTTCCATCACAATCCGCAAATGCCCTGATGTAGATGTCTTTTAGTTCATCAAGGGTTATGGTGGCCTCAATAGCCGCAATATAGTCAAGCATCCTTCCTTCATCAGGAGTACCTTCATCACTCTCGCCTTCAGGCAAATCTTCACCCGCATAGATATACAAGCCTAAGCCATGAAGACTCAAAGCCTTAGTCATACAACGCATGATGGCTGTATTGACTGCAAATGCGTCTGGGTTAGGGATTGCTTTGTTGCGATAGTCCATCACGGGAAGTTGGCAAGTCATTGGTTTGCTAAACAATGTGACTGTTACGAACACCATTGCTGTGCCGTTGATGTCCATGAAACACTTATCGCCAAACATTTCTATCTTGTATACGGCTTCAGGATCAGCCTTTAAAGCCTCTGCCCAAGCCCAAGCCCATGATAGATATGTAAGATTGTTTTTCTTCTCTGTATGCTCGTTGACGTTTGTCTTTAGCATTGATAACACTTGTTCACTATTCATTCTTTACTCCTATTTTGATATTGACTCTGTTTAACTTGCTCTTGACCTATCCAGTGTGATAAACCAATCAGGTTTGAAATGATGGTGTTAATTTCTGAATAGAACCCAGTATATTGCTTATTCAAGCACATTTCACTAAGTGTTTTCACTGATCTTTCGATGTTCATTAAAAATGTTGAATAATCATTGAGCATCGTATATATCCTTTGCTATTTCAAATTGAAACTCATGATCGAAATTCTTTAATGGAATGTAGTCATCTTCTCCGCAACATCCTTTAACATTAAACTTTCTGGGCGCAAAACAATTCATACAAAAATATAAGTCTTGGATACCATCCCAAATTTCTTCAAAAGATTGTTTCATTTTCATATAGTCCCCAATACTTTGTGGATTTCTGCAATCATTTCATTCTTGATTCTCAACTGCAACTCATGCTCTGCAAGGATGCGATGCAACTCTGCAATCTCTGCTTTAAGATGCTCTGCTTCAGTCTGATACATCACAACATTGACTGCCAGTTCGTCTTCATAATCAAGTTCATGGAAAGCAGAATTTAACTTTTCTTGATCCGTCATTTTTCACTCCCTTATTCGGATGGTATCTACAATTGATTGGGCTTTAGCGTGGTCATCGATCATGCCAAAGATGATGGAACAATTTATGTCCCTTTCGTTCTCTACGCCCATATCGAAGGCGTTATTCATGGCTGTGATGGTGTTCTCATCAACTGCCGCCATGCGTAAGAAACTAACCATTTCATGTTTAGTCATTTGAAGTTGTTTCCTTGTCATTCTTTACCAGTTCGTTTAGTTTTGTTTTTAAATCGTAATAGCCGTTAGTGTTCGCCCCAGTCATAACAACAATGTCTTCCACTCGTTGTTTCAGGGCGTTGACTTGGAAACGCAAGTCATTCACTAATTCTGTGATTTCCTGTTCCGTCATATAGAACCCTCCCAGTCTTTACGCCATGCAGTCGTGATGTCGAGCATCTCGTCTGTTGCTTTGTTCTCGCATCGGTTGTAGTGCCGCTTGGTCAGGTCGTACGTAATTGGCCTGTCTTGTTCGTCAAAGACCGCGAAATCTATTTCATACCCGTCTGAGTGGTCAGCGTCTAATTCATCGCCAGGCGTCAGTATGTCAAAACACACTAAGCACTCGCCAACTCCATCAAGGTAGACACATATCTGATGTTTGAAATCACTAATTTTTACTGTCATCATTAACTCCTGTTTAGTAACCCACTTGTTGTGGTGTATGAATTGTCAATGAAAATAAATGTTTGAATACTAGGATAAACCCTAGGTTGACAAAATAAATTTAAGCGTAGGATGGTCTGACAAAACAAGGAGATTTTATGTACCTAAAGACTTATCACAAGCAAATGCTCAGAAGGCTAGAACACCAGCCTAGCCCATTGAAATCATTTACGCATGGGGATCAGAATGTAGGCAATGTAAGCGTTCATTTTGAGAACTACCTCAATGACTTACAGAACTTTGGCTATGTTGTTTGTATTGAAGACGTATGGCACATAACGGGCTTTGGCTTGGCGGCATTACACGAAAAAAAGAATGTAGCAACCCCTACCAAAATGAGCAACGGCACTACGACTGAATTCTACGATGGTAAAGAGTTAAAGCAAACGTGCGCCAGACTAGGTGCGTATGATTTTCTGAAATATCCTAGTAAATTTGGTGAGAATTTGCGCTACCCACGAATTTATCTATAATGGTTTGAAACGAGGCTAGGTTGGGAGTTGCTCCCCAACTGAAAAGGGTTACACCTTCCCCTGCCTATGTTTCTTCTAAAGGTGCTTGAAAAAGGGAAAATTCGATGCACTATTATTCTTTTCATGTGAGTGATTACATTCACGATACGGCTCATCTCTCAATAATTGAAGATTTGGCCTTTAGGCGGTTACTTGACTTGTATTACACAAGTGAAAAGCCTATCCCAAACAGAACCCACGAGGTTTCCAGAAGGATAAGAATGTCTGAACATGAAGACATTGTGCAAACAGTTCTTGAAGAATTTTTTGCTTTCAACAAAGAGTCTGATTTTTGGTATCACAAAAGATGTGACGAAACAATCATGGCTTATCAGGCTAAAGCACAAAGGAATAGAGAGGTTGGGAAACTAGGTGGTAGACCTAAAGCAAACCCAGAAGAAACCCAATCGGTTTCCAAAGATAACCCTAACCATAAACCAATAACCATTAACCATAAACCAAAGGTAGAGAGCACAAGAGGCTCACGCCTCTCACCAGATTTTTGTTTAACAGAAGATTGGAAAGACTTTTGCCAACAAGATAGGCCTGACTTAAACCCATCAAAAGTATTTGAGTCATTCAAAGATTATTGGATAGCCAAGGCTGGACAACAAGGGATAAAGTTAGATTGGTTTGCTACATGGCGTAATTGGGTAAGAAGTCAGAATCAAGCCCCTGTAAACAAAGCAGACCAAGTGTTTACTACTGTGCCAAGCAGATTCGAGCGTGATCCTGCCTTGATTGCTGTTGAACAAAAACTAAAAGAGGGTGTACCGATGCCTCCTGAGATTCGGGCGGCAATTGAACGACTCCGTAAATAATCAAGAAAGGTTGGATAAATGAATGAGTTGGCTTTATTCGCAGGTGCTGGTGGAGGAATACTTGGGGGACATCTCCTTGGATGGAGAACAGTCTGTGCAGTCGAGTGGGAATCCTATCCCGCAAGCGTACTGTGCGCCAGGCAAAATGACGGACTTCTCCCGCCTTTCCCGATTTGGGATGACGTTCAAACCTTTGACGGAAAACCTTGGAGAGGAATTGTTGACGTCATTTCGGGCGGTTTTCCCTGTCAGGACATTTCAGCCGCTGGAAAAGGGGCAGGAATCGATGGAGAGCGATCAGGAATGTGGGGAGAAATGGCGAGGATCATTCACGAAGTACGACCAAGATTCGTGTTCGTGGAAAACTCACCAATGCTCACTTCTAGGGGACTTGGACGAGTTCTCGGAGACTTGGCCTCAATGGGGTTTGATGCGAGATGGGGAGTGTTGGGAGCAGCGGACATTGGAGCAAACCATCAGAGGGACAGAATTTGGATCGTTGCAAAACAAATGGGCAACTCCGACAACGATGGACAAATTGCCCCCGAAATCAGAGAAATCGCTGAACCGAGAAGCAACGATAACAAGGCCAAACAGAACGAAACCATCCAATCTCAGGGATCAGGTGAGCAACATGAAACATTGGCCTACTCCCGATGCGAATTGCGGGATGAGGGGGACTCAGGAATTGTGGACACCCAAGAGGAAGTCGGGACATCAAGCCCAATACTCAATCAATCAAGCGGTCAGGGATGCGGAGAAGATCAGGTGGCCAACGCCCGTGAAATCAGACCATGCGGCGAGGAGACCAAGCAAGGGTTGGCAAGGGAATTCAGACTTGCCGAGTGTGGTATGGACAGAGACTGGTGGCAGAGAGAACCCGAATTTGTCCCCCGCACAACTCAACGCAACATGGGTGGAGTGGCTGATGGGTTGGCCTCTAGGGTGGACAGACTTAAAGCCATTGGAAACGGACAAGTCCCATTGTGTGCAGCAACCGCATGGAGAATCTTAATTGACACGACTACAAGCGCATGAACTACTTGATAGACAAAAACGAGGATTCCTCTGCCTACCGAGCGAGGTTAATCAAGCACTATGGGTCTGCGGAGACACAAGAGGAGATTTTGTCGTGTCTAGCGATGGAATGGAAAAGACGATACATAGACAAGATGAAGACGTTGGGGAAACACAAAGCCTCTACTTGGTGGGCGAATCAGATAGACGATATGGAAAAGAAGCGTGGGAAGCCATTTGCGGATAATTTACGATTAAGAATGAATAAACTGAAAGAAACAAAATGAAATGCCCGCTATGCAATGCCGCAACCGATGTAAAGCACACAAAAGACGGTCTAAGAACACGAGAATGTTTTAATCTGCATAGGTTTAGAACCCAAGAGGTTGTCGTTTCAGAGCCTAAACCAAAACGCAAATGGAAAATAAGGGATAGGGATTAATATGGTATTCATTGGCGTAGACCCCGCAAGCGCAACGGGTGCAATAGGCGTTTTGGATTCAGAGGGCAATTACCTTGATTGCTACATGATCGAACACCAAGACAAGCATATTCGGGCAATGGTGCTTAAAAATGCGTTGCTGAAATCAATCGATCCAAAAGAAGGGGCTGAAATTGCAATTGAAATGTTGTATAGCCGACCAGGTCAATCAGCATCAGCCATGTGGACATTTGCAAGGGCGGTTGGAGCAATTACCGCAATATGTGAATTAACCAATTATCCAACGCACATGGTTCGGCCGCAAGTGTGGAAATCGTGGTATCAAATCCATGATAAAGATGATTCGCTCGACATAGCCCGTATGTTTTGGCCTACCGCCCCACTAAGGCGTAAGAAAGATAATAACTTGGCGGAGGCATTATTGATTGGAGAATATTGGCGTAGTCAAATCAAAGGCAAAAGGCATGACCACCCAATTCAATAACCATAAAGGGCTAAATATTAAATTTACGCCCCAAGAATTAAATGTTATTAAAACAATTGGCAATGGAAACATGACTGAAGGCGTAAGGGTCAGCATCATGTGGGCATCCCATTTTTGGAATCTTGGTCTCAATCCTGAGATGGATTTGGGCATTATTGGGCTTGTAACTGTATCAACGACAGACAAGTACCCAAACGAATAGCCACAAAACGCATTAAAAACCACCTAGAAGCCCACAAAATAGACCAGTCCAAGCCACCCTACATTAGCACATGATTAAAGGCTTTAAAATGGGCATAAAAAAACCACCCGAAGGTGGCTTAGTGAGTACTTACTAACTTAGTGGCTTATTCGCTCTAATGATTCTTCTAAGTCGTCACCAACATAATTGCAATTTATGTCGGTATACCAAATTGATCCATCGGTATTTGTCCATTTTCTAAAAAAAGGATGTTCAGATTTTAATTCGGTTTCTTTATAGTCAATTTCTTTATTTTCCATATTAATTCCTTTTATGAATATTGCTCTAATGTGTGTTCATAGTTGTTTGGCATGATGCGCTTGGTTGTCAAATAGCCATTACTTGTTTTGCTGCAAATGGCGTTGTTATCAACAACCCATCCAAAGTTACCAAAAGTACAATCAAGTTTTTTGGCATATCTTTGGTGCGCTTTTCTTAATAGGTTATATTCATATTTGGATAAATTAACTTTACCCAAATGCGTGTTAATTTCGTTTGAATTATTGCCATTGATTTTGAAATGTATTCCGCTCATATTGACACCTTTATTTGCGTTTAAGAATGATTTGTAAAACTAGCCCAATAATTGCGTATATCACTTGTTATCCTTAACAAATTGATTGCAACATTGCCAAGCCATCATGGTTGCCATATTGCGGGTTATTTTTCCATCGTCAAATTGCTCAAAAATGTCGTTAATTGAGTAATGCAAATCTTCCAATGAATAAATGGGTTTATATGCCTTAACCGCCAACTCGTTTGCTTGGTCAAAAATTGAATTAAACAAATCGGCAATTTCGTCCGATATTTCGCCATCTTCATTGAATGTATCAATCCCATGATTAACCATTACTTGATCCAATAGCACATTGGCATCCATGTAATCGTTTGGGTTTGTGTCACGATTTCCCCATGCGATCAATTGTTCTTTAGTCATTTGCTGCTGACAAACGCAAAAGAACGAAATAGCACAATTCTTGATTAGTTGGGCTTTGTATTCTTGATTTTCCATGATTTACGCCTTTTTAAAAAATATATGGATTTACTTAGTGAGTTTAATTTCTGACAAATCTCGATATCCCGTATTGAGTTTGTACTCAACAACAAAGATATCATCTTCAAAAAACCAATCTTTCGCACAACCATATTGCTTGGTATGATCTTTTAAAGCCTTGCGAATTGCTTTTTCCGCTCCCTCTTTAGTAAGGGAGAAAGCCTCAAATGAGAAATTTCGGGAATCGTAAAACCCTTTAAAGATTTTGTCTTTAGTCATAATTAACGCCTTTCAATTTTCGTATGATTCAATTCGGTTTCCTGAGCCTACTTTTAATTTTGCGGTATCAAGTAGGAATTTTTTGCTTCCATTGAAATAATGCGATACAGCATAGCGCAAATGATCAATTATTTGTTTTTGTTGCTCTTCACTGTAATAATGGGAAATTGTTTCGGTATCTTTTCCATTATCAAGAGTGCGAGTGTATGAATGATCAAAATCAATATCATCCATGTGAATAAACAATCCCGCATTTATCCAAATACATCCATCTTTATAAATTCTAGATTTTGTTTCCATGATTAACGCCTTTCAAAGTTTAGGAATTGACACATCTAGGATGCATCGCTTACCCCACAATTTCTTATAGGGTAAACGCTGCGTACCGATTAGTAGTACAAAACATCAAAGTAAGACAATAGGCAAAAAACCCATAGACTACAAAAAGCCACACAACAAAGAGAGTTATATAGAAAATTACGCATAGTGAACGCCTTTAATTTGAGTGAATCCGCTTGTATCGTTTTTGGCTTTTCCCTTAGCATATAAAGCCACTACTACCGATTTCGGCTCAATGTGTCTTACATCGGTATCATCCCCATCAATTACATTCCAAGCCCTAAAAGATTTCGGGATATCTTCCCTTTTTTGGAATACAACGGCAACGCGAGAATTATCGGGATTGGTTAGCCCTTTAATGGAAATAGGTTTAGGCGTGATAGAACTAAACGAATAGGTTAAATCGTAGTTTCCGCTTGTTTTGCCTTGTAAGTTTCGGTTTGGATGTTTTGTGTAATCGTAGAATTGCACATCAGGAAACAATTGAAAAATGTTTAGCCCATTAAGTACAGTCAAATTCTCATATGGAATGTCACTCGTACCATTGGGACGCACTAAAGGCGTAAACCCTAGTTTTTGGGCTTTGTTTTGCAATGTCCAAATGTCGGCGGCAAGCGAAAGCAAAAAGGCTTGTTGATTAGTGTAGAAAAATTGGGTTTTGTTTTTCCGTGCCAATTGGACACTATTAAACGCTCCTCTTCCCGCACTATTGAGACAAGGCACTAAACATCCCGCAAGTTTTGCCATCGCGCATATCTTGGCATCAGGCACTAAGTACACAATGCCCGTAAGAAACCCTAGTTTCTCGCCTTTGATTGTCTTTGTAGAGGATTCACCAAGGATTGGACGATAGGGCAAGCTAAGGGCTTGTAATTGGGTTTTGTATGGGTTACGCATATTAAATTCACGCCTATTAAAAAAGATTAAAAGAAAGCCCCAAAGGGCTAAGGATTACTTGCTATTTTTTAAACTATGGCATTTCTTTAATGCCTCTTCCAATGTGTCGTATTCGCCTTGGTTGTCGTATAGTTCCTCTTCATTCTCAAGTGAAACTATAAAACGCTTGCCTCCACCACTTTCGCGTAACTCAGGGCTTTTGTAGTCAATCCATATGGTTACTATGAGGCTTTCGTTGATTTCCATTGCCATACTAGGGCAAGCATTGTTTCTCCAAGAAGTACTATAGAAACCTTCAGGGATTTCTATTACATCATCAAAGTTTTCAAAGATTTGGTTTGCTATGATTTCCATGATTCACGCCTTTTAAATAGTTAAACAAAGAGAGGAAATAATGTTAGTAACCACTAACCTATTTTCTTACCCTCTCCATATATATGTGAAAGAATCGTGCCAGTTCTCGTAAGTCCTTGATTTATAAGGCATAGGATTAACCCTAACCAGGGTAAACCCTCACAATATATATCACACTATGAAATTACTACCATCTTAGTTCTCATAATGTGGAATGAGTAACATAACTGAGAGTTATATCAAGTCTACCGATTATGGTGCTTCAGTTATATAGACCTCTTACTGACCACCGAGTCATTAATTATCTATGTTAGTTAGTACTCACTAGCAGCATAGTTAGTGGTTGCTAACCTGGTAGTTAGTTAGTGCTTACTTATGTATGGGGGGAGGGGGTAGTCGTGCTGTGGAATATTTGTGGGTACACCCCATCCACAAGAAAAGGTAATTTAGGATATTGCTAGAAAAGACTTGTCCTATTAACTAATACTTCCCTTCCCTTCTTCCCGTCCTTGACTTACGAGTTACGGACGATAGCCTGTAACCCGTATATACAGGTATATCTCAGAAGAGAGAGCCTCTCGTTTATCTAGATTACAAGACTGTTTGTCAAACAATCAAGCCTAAGTAACGTTGCCCCGTCCACCTTGTCTATGTTGCTTCACAGCATTTAGAGGGCTACTAGAGACTCACCTAGTTCATCACGTTTATCCTACTTGGTCGGCTCAACCGCATAGAGGGGTGGGTCATGCCCCCGTTGTCATAACTATATCAGGGATTACCCTATTGTTCAACAAATAAATCTAGTTCATAATGTGGTTGCCAAGACGCATGGAGATTGAGCGTTTTAATGCTGGCTCTTGTCGTCCAGCCTTGCAGTCTCCAGCCGTGTTAGCAAACTTCCCCTTTGTGGACAAAAGTACATGAATCAAACTAAACCCCGTGGTAGACCAAAAGGTTCTACGAATAAACAGTTCTCCCTTACCAGTTATGCTGATAAACCTGAACTCATTACTCTCCCCAAGACTGAGACTGCCCAACTCAAAGAACTAAAGAACCTCCTGATAAACAGCGCAGGTTCTAGAGTTGTCCACAAGGCGGTAGAGATAGCCATGAATGATGAACACCCTGCCCAACTAGCCGCCATTAAGTTGTGCATGGATAGAATGTTGCCCGTCTCGATGTTTGAGAAGGAAGGCAAAACCCGTAGTGCTGTAACTATCAACATCACGGGTATAGGTGAAATTACGCATACCCCTGAAACCATAGATGCTGAAGACATAGAGGCTAAGAATGAGTGATTTAAACTTTAGCCTACTGCCTTGGCAAGAAGAAGTCTTCAAAGATAAGACAAGGTTTAAAGTAATTGCGGCTGGTCGTAGGTGCGGTAAGTCTAGGATGGCGGCAGTCACATTGCTTATTGAGGCCTTGAAATGCCCTGCGGGTTCTGCGGTGCTTTATGTTGCGCCTACCAATGGTCAGGCTAGACAGATTATTTGGCAAGTTCTAATGGATTTAGGAAGGGAAGTTATCCAAAATGCCCACATCAACAACCAA